CATGCATCCAATACTTGGATCAAGTTCGCAAGCCCGAGTGGCCGATGTCTCAGTCCGCCCATCTCGCGCACGATCCTGCCTTCAGGGAAGTGGCAGACTACCTTCTGCTGTCAGTTGTAGACCTGCTTCGTGGTCAGGGCTACGCGGTAGACAAGTACGACTTCTACCTCTCCGGCCTGTGGGCGCAGGAGATCAATCGGGGCGGCGGCACCAACGTGCATGTCCACAAGAACAGCCAGATGTGTGGGTGGTTCTTCCTCGAAACTCCGCAGGGTGGCGCATACCCGATCTACCACGACACCCGCATGAACAAGTCCATGATCGAACTGGACTTCGTGCAGGGCGAAGAGGTCAGCAACGCTACCAACATCATCCACTTCAACAACATGGTGCCTGGAACCGTGATGTTTGGAAGTTCGTGGATGCAGCATCAACTGACCGGCAGCAACGCCGACACCCCGACACGGTGCATTCATTTCATCGTGTCTCACAAGGAGCGCCCTTGCAACACTTGCTGACGCCTTACGCCACTGCAATTGAACCGTTTGTTTGGTGGGAGAACGGCTTCACCGAACAGGAACTTGACTGGCTGCAAGGGCAGGCACAGAAGGCTGATCGACGTGGGGCAGCAGGAGAATTAAGCGACGACGAACTGAGCAAGGTGAGGCGGTCGCAAATTTCTTGGATGGGGAAAACCCAAGATACTGCTTGGGTATTCAATAAACTTGGGCATATTGCGTCTGCGCTTAATGCTCAGTATTATCGTTTTGAACTGACAGGGTTTGGCGAACATCTACAGTTAACCAACTACGATCAATCTGAACAGGGGATGTACGGATGGCACGTGGATTACGGAGGCAAGATAGCCCCAAGCCGGAAACTCAGTCTGGTACTCCAACTGACCGATCCGAGCCAGTACGAAGGGGGGAACCTTCAGGTTATGGTTGGTGGGCAACCGCAAACCGTTCGCAAACAGCGGGGGCTGGTGGCAGCATTCCCTTCATATGTACTCCACCAAGTAACCCCCGTGACAAGCGGTAATCGTCAATCTCTTGTGGCCTGGGTTTCCGGCCCCGCATTCCGATGAACGCTGAATACAAAGACTTCATTGCCATCTATCGGGATGTGTACCCGGAGGGGTACTGTCAACACCTGATCAAAGAGTTTGATCGTCTGGTGGAATCTGGTGCTGGCAGTAATCGACAGCAAAGTGAAGGCGCACATAAGCATCGCAAACACGATGTTCAGTTGGCCTTGAACCTTGGGGTTCACTTTGCCGCCCCCTTTAACGGAACTTCATCATCTGGATTGTTCTTCGACGGGCTTCAAAACTGCTATGACAGATATACAGAGCAGTTTTCAATCCTCAAGGAAGGCAAGATTGCGGGCACCGCAATGAAAGTCCAACGCACTGATCCGGGCGGTGGGTACCACATTTGGCATGGCGAACAGGGTAATGGCGATCATGCCGACCGTGTTTTGGTTTATATGTTGTACCTTAATACTTTGGCGCAAGAGGAAGCCGGAGAAACAGAGTTTCTATATCAACAGCGCAGGATTAGCCCCCAAGAAAACACAATGGTTATTTGGCCTGCTACGTTTACGCATGCCCATCGCGGGAATACTGTATTTGGTAACCGCAGCAAATATATTGTGACGGGGTGGTTCTATTATGAGTAACGCCAACTACTTCGAAACTAACGGTTGTACACTTGTCAAAAATTTTATTGACGAGCAAACTGTTTCAGTTGTTTCTCAGTATCTTGAGAACAAAATTCGACGTGGCGAGTGGAAGGAAGAAAAACCGGCGGATGAGACGTCCCGGTTCTTTTATTATGCAGACCCTTTGATCGAGGTGCTGTTGCAGGCTAGTCGCACTGCTGTGGAAGATGCTACAGGCAAAGAACTCATTCCGACTTACTCGTATGCCCGAGTATATCAGCCGGGTGAATCGCTTAGGCCGCATGTTGACCGTCCTTCATGTGAAGTAAGCGTTACGGTCAACGTCGCTACTAAGGGGCCTGTTTCTCCAATTTATACACAGTACGGTAAAAACGACCCGGAGAAGCACATCCTTGAACCGGGGGACGCCGTAATATATAAGGGATGTGAAGCCACACATTGGCGGCAACCACTAGATGATGGGCAGTTGAACGTGCAGTTCATGTTGCACTATGTGGACAAGAATGGTCCGAATGCTGCCTATGCGAAGGACAAGCGCCCGCACTACGGTATGAGCGCACAACATAGGAGCCAGTAATGCCCGCAGGAACACCTAAAGTAGCCATGTTTGGGGGCAAATCAATTGTTCCCGCAGGCTCGCAAACATTTAACGCTTCTGGCACTTTCACCGTACCGGTTGGTGTTACTAAAGTCAATATCACCGGTAAAGGGGGAAATGGTGCTGCGGGTAACCCGGGCAATCCAGGCAACACTGGCCCGTGGCCCGGCTCTGGGGTTGCCGGTGGAGGCGGAGGCGGAGGTGGGGGATCACTAGCGGCCTATTACCCAACTTATAATTTCTATGGGAATTATTGTGGTACTAACGGCGGAAACGGGGGCTCTACTCCTTTAGGGTCTGGCGGTAATGGGGGTGGTGGGGGCTCGTCAGGTGCTAGCGGTGGGGCCGGAAATTCTGCGGCTAGTGCCGGCGCTGGTAACCCTGGTAACAATGGTAACTTTGGCGCCACGGGGGGCACTTCATCTGGAATTTGTAAAACTTTTCCAGGTGGGGCTGGCGGGTTCGGTGGATATGGTGGGGCTGCTGGTGCAGGCTCTGCTGGCGGTTTGGGCGGCGGCGGGGGATACGGAGGCAGTGCACTCGTATGTCCATGCGGAAATAATTTTTCTTGTGGAGGGCCGTTTGGCGGAGGCTATGGCGGTAACGTAGGCGGCGGTGCCGGTGCTAACGGCAGTAATTTGTACTCCCCCTTTCCTTGCAATCCCGATTTTGGCGGTGGCGGTTCTGGTAGTTGTAACCCAGGAAACCCCGGTAATGCGGGTGGTAATGGCGGTAACATCGGTGGCGGTTCAGGGTCCGGCAGTAGTCCTGGAGCGCCGGGTTATAGCGCAGGTGGAGGCGGAGGGCGCGGCGCTATTTTCGCAGGTGGTGGCGGTGGCGGCGGGCGTTCTGCCGGAGCGGTTCCAGGCTCACCGGGCAACCCTGGTAATCCAGGCTCTAATTCCACGCCATCTACCTTCAATTGTTTAACTGTAACTCCAGGCGGTAGTTATCCAATCACTGTCGGGAACCCAGGCGGTCAAGTAGTTATTAGTTGGAATACTCAATAATGAAAAACAGCGAACGGAAAAAAGAATTTGAGCGTTTAGATAACGAAATGTCTGTTCAAAGCAGACATGGAGATTTATCGCGTGCTCGATCTATAACCGCCGGTATTTGCCCCGGCGGTGTTACAGAAATAAACATGCGGGGCAATAACAGCAACCTGTGGATTATTTTGCAGCCTGTAGAAGTCATTGAGTTTATTCATCAACTGGCCGCAAACGTAGGGTGCCATATTCATCTTCAGCCGCGAAATGATTTTTCGAGTTGGAGAAACTGGAAGTACACCCCGGGAGAGTTGGAACACTACAGGAACGGTGGCGGTGCACTGCGGAACACCGGTTCCGGGCACGCACCCCACGTAAATGACATGGATGTGCACGCGGACAAAGGTAGAACTTTGCCGCCCCCTGAGCAGCAGCCGGGACTTCAACCCGCCTTAATGGCAAGGAGTAATGAAAATGAGCAAACTGTGGCAACTCAAAAAATTGTCGGACGGAAGCGCACTAAGCGAGCCGCAGCCGCTGCCTGAAAATTGGGGGCCCATCTTTGGCCTTCACGGCTTCATCGACCAGATCGGTGACCTGTCTTGGCTGGGCGAGTCTTACAACGATCAAGGATGGGTTGAGGTTGGCGATGCGCCTCCTGGCCCGGTTCCGTCTTCTGCGGCTGAACTCGCATGGGATCGCGCTAAGAAGATGTTGGCCGAGTCCGACTGGTCTGTCCTGCCGGATGTGCCTATGACTGCGGGCGACCGCGCACTGTGGATTGAGTATCGCCGTGCATTGCGCGAGATTCGTCTTCAGGCAGGTTTTCCCGACAACATTCAGTGGCCCAAGGCCCCTGAGTGAACAAGTACACGATCCGGTTCAATAAGTCACGCGGACAACCGGGTCGTGGCTCCATGCTTCACGTCTGGCGCGTTTTTGAGGGCAGCAGAGAAATCCTTGCCAAGCACGTTAGGATTGAAACCCGGTCGTGGACAGAGTTGGATGCCAACGGGCAGGACTACAACATCGCGTGCCGTGGGCGCATGATGTTCTTTGAAGACACCGACACGGTGGTGATCACGGAGTAAATCATGGAAGAAACCAAACCCGCCGAGACAGCCAAGGAAGTTGCCGGTAAGTCCATCGGTAGGTTTGGCCTTTTCTACATCACCCTGATCGTGCTGATTGGGGTAGGCTCCTCTTACTTCCTGTCCGACTCTGCCATCACGGCAGTGATGACGATGATCGGTGGCGCACTGGTTGCGCTCATCAACATGATGAACGGCATCGCCGGTACTGCCGAGAAGCAGGAAAAGCCCGAGTTCAAGGTCATCCAGACCCTGATCGACAAGTTGGACCGCCTGGATAAGCCTGAGCAGCCCATGAAGGTGACCGTGCAGGGCGACAAAGTGACGGTCAGCAAGGGCGACGACACTGTAACGGCGTCAAGGGAGTAAACATGGCATGGTCAGACGTACTCAAGGCAGTCATCCCTATCGTGGTGGCTGCACTTGCTTGGCTACTGGGACAGGTTGCATCCTTCTCTGAGCGTCTGACCAAGATCGAAGGGCAGATGCCTGCCCTCATCACGAAGGAAGGCACGCCCACTGACAGTCCTATCAGCGCAGAGCGCAGGCAGATTCAGAAAGAGCAACTGATGGCCCACATAAATGAGTTGCAGGTCAAGGTCAGGCTGCTTGAGGAGCGTGAGCGTATTGCCAGGGGGAATAAGTAATGCTGTCACTCATTTCGACCCTCGGCGGTCTGCTGATCTCGGGCCTGCCCAAGTTGATGGAGTATTTCCAGAACAAGGCAGACCAAGCCCATGAACTGCGTCTGGCGCAGATTCAGACTGAGCGGGAACTTCAACTGGCAGCGGCAGGCTTCGCCGCCCAGGCCCGGATGGAGGAGATTCGCACCGAGCAGGTTGCGATGGAAACCGACGCCCGGATGACCGAAGCGGCTCTGGACCACGACAAAAAGGTTCTGGAGAAGGCATCCAAGTGGGTTGCCAACTATGTCGGGACGGTGCGCCCCACGGTGACCTACTTGTTCGTGCTTGAGTTGATTGCGCTCAACGGCTTCATGGCGTGGTATCTGTGGAACCACCCGGAACTGATCCAGAGCGTAGATGATGTGATCCGCTACTCCGACCTGATCTTCTCCAGTGACGAGATGGCCATGCTCGGCGGCATCATCGGGTTTTGGTTTGGTTCTCGCCAGTGGAATAAGAAGTGAAACTGAGCAAGGTGGGCGAGGCTCTCATGCACAAGTATGAGGGCTTTAGGAGTAAACCCTACCTTTGCCCCGCTCACATCTGGACGATTGGCTATGGCCATGTGCTGTACCAAGAGCAGATCAGGCTCCCGGTCATCCGCAAGGAAGGCTATACCGGGATGCTCCGCAACGAGTTCCCCCTGAAGCTGGAGGACAACCGTGTTTGGACCAAGACGGAGATCGACGAACTATTCCATGCTGATGTCGTCGTGTTTGAACGTGGTGTTCTTCGACTTGTTCCCCGCATACTTGGCCGTCAAGGCGGCTTTGACGCTCTGGTCAGTTTTGCCTTTAATGCAGGGCTAGGCAATCTTCAGCGCAGTCAGATCAGGATGCGTGCCAATCGGGATGACTGGAACGGAGCGGCAGACGCCTTCCGCCAGTGGACGATGGGCGGCGGCAAAGTCCTTCCAGGTCTGGTTAAACGCAGGGAAGCCGAGATTGCCCTTTTCCTGTCTTGACGGGAGAATACCGATATGCCGCTCAAGAAACTCACTCTCAAGCCCGGTGTAAACAAAGAGAACACCCGCTATACCAACGAGAACGGTTGGTATGAGTGCGACAAGGTGCGCTTCCGCCAGGGCACTCCCGAGAAGATTGGCGGATGGACTCGCATATCTGCTAATACGTTCCGTGGTGTTTGCCGATCCCTGTGGAACTGGGTCACGCTGGCCGGTGAAAACCTGATTGGAGTTGGCACCAACCTGAAGTTCTACATCGAGCGCGGGGGCCAGTATTACGACATCACGCCCATTCGCTCTACGGTGACGCTTGGAACTGACCCCTTTACCGGCGATGGCACCTCAATCGTCACCGTAACTGCTGCTTCTCATGGCGGCATCACGGGGGACTTTGTGACCTTCAGTGGGGTGACGGGCGCTTATGCTCCGGTGTTGAATTCTGAATTTCAGATCACTGTTACGGGTGTCAACACTTACACCATCGACGCATTAACCAATGTGGCGGCGGGCGCCACGGGCGGTTCTACGGTATCTGCCGCCTACCAGATCAATGTGGGCCCAGAGATTGAAGTCCCAGTGACCGGATGGGGTGCGGGAACCTGGGGCACAGGGCCGTGGGGGATTGGTGTTCCGAGCACCACCCGCACATCTATTCGCCTGTGGAGCCAGGGTAACTTCGGTGAAGACCTGATCTTTGGGCCTCGGCGCGGCCCCATGTACTACTGGGATAACACGACCGGGGTGAGTGTTCGTGGGGTCGAACTTTCCACCCTGTCTGGTGCAAACGGGGTGCCAACAATCCAGAACGAGATTTTTATCTCGGACATCAACCGCTTCGTGTTTGCACTGGGCTGCAACGAGATTGGCTCCTCCGTCATCGACCCCATGCTGATCCGGTGGTCAGACCAAGAGAGCGCGGTTGACTGGACCCCTTCGGCGACCAATCAGGCGGGTAGTCTGCGCCTTTCGCACGGCTCCGAGATCGTCACGGCAGTCCAGGCCCGCCAAGAACTTGTGGTGTTCACGGACTCTGCCGTTTACTCTTTGCAGTACCTGGGCGCTCCAGAGGTGTGGGGCGCTCAACTGTTGGGCGACAACATTTCCATCGAAAGCCCGAATGCTGCGGTTATTGCATCTGGCGTGGTGTACTGGATGGGCGTGGACAAGTTCTACGCCTACGATGGTCGCGTGCAAACGCTGCCTTGCGATCTGCGGCGCCATGTCTTTGGCGACTTCAATCAGGATCAAGGTAACCAAGTGTTCGCCGGGACCAATGAGGGCTTCAATGAAGTCTGGTGGTTCTACTGCTCGGCCAACTCCACAACCGTAGACCGATACGTTGTCTTCAATTACCTGGAGAAGATTTGGTACTACGGCACGATGGCCCGCACGGCATGGCTCGATTCTGGCCTACGCAACTACCCGATGGCGGCTACGTATTCCTACAACCTTGTGAACCATGAGCAAGGGGTGGACGACAACGCCACCGGGACACCCACTGCAATCAACGCCTATATTGAATCTGCCGAGTTCGACATTGAAGACGGCCAGAACTTTGGTTTCATCTGGCGCATGCTGCCGGACGTGACGTTTGTAGGCTCGACGGCCAACAATCCGCAATTAACCATGTCGCTCATCCCCATGAAGGGGGCGGGCTCCGGGTTTAACAACCCTCAGTCTTTGGGCGGATCAAGCAGTGCAGCGGTCACGCGCACGGCCACGGTGCCGATTGAGCAGTTCACCAACATCGTTTACATCCGGGTGCGTGGGCGTCAGTTGATTATGAAGGCTGAGTCCAATGCTCTCGGCGTGACGTGGCAGTTGGGCTCACCCCGTATCGACGTTCGGATGGATGGCCGCAGATGACACTGCTTGTCGAAAATGTCACCGTACCTGCGCCGCCCAATCTTCCCCTGGCACCGGGGGATTACGACTCTCGGTATCAGGAGCAGTTCAACAACGTCCTGCGTCTGTACTTCAACCGTTTAGACGCAATACTGAGGGGTCTCGTGACTACAACCGTACCCATCCCGGTCTCTATTGGCGGCACCAACCTAGATGCCTTTGGACGGATGCGGGTCAGCAACCCGCTGACTTTGTTCGACTCATCCCATCGCTATGCGGACAACAACCTGTGGGTCAACAGCATCACCGGCACGGCAGCCGACACGTTCAATGCGAACGAGGGCTTGATCGACATGACGGTTGGCTCGGCCAGTGGTGACCAGATCATCCGCGAGACAATCAAAGTCTTTTCGTATCAGCCGGGTAAAAGCCTGTTGGTGATGAACACGTTTGTGTTCGGTGAGGCCAAGGCCAACCTGCGCCAACGGGCGGGCTACTACGGTGCAGCCAACGGCATTTACTTTGAACGCGAAGGCTCAACCAACTACATGGTCGAGCGCAGCAGCGTGACAGGCGCTCCGATCAACACCCGTGTGGCCCAGGCAGATTGGAATCAAGACCCACTGGATGGCACAGGCCCGTCTGGCCTGACGCTGGACTCTTCTAAGGCACAGATTCTCTATCTTGACGTTGAGTGGCTTGGTCTTGGTACGGTACGCACCGGGTTCATCATCAACGGGGCATTTGTCCCGTGCCACAACTTTGACCACGCCAATCTGGTCAACACCACCTACATCACCACCGCTTCTTTGCCGCTGCGGTATGAGATGACCAATATGGCAGCGACCAGTGGGGCAAGCACGCTCAAACAGGTCTGCTCGACCGTAATCTCTGAGGGCGGGTATGAACTACGCGGGGCGCAGTTGTCCGCAGGGACTCCCATCACAACCCCGAAAACGCTGACCACTGCCGGGACGGTTTACCCCATCGTGTCGTTTCGCTTGAAATCAACGCGGTTGGACGGTATTGCTATCCTGACCGCAATATCAATTTTGGGCGTCACGAACAACGCAAACTATCAATGGTCGGTGGTTGTAAACGGCACCACGACAGGTGGCACTTGGGTCAGTGCAGGCACGAACTCTTCTGTTGAGTACAACATTACCGGTACATCGTTCTCCTCTACCGGGGGCCGCATCTTGGCGACGGGCTACTTCCAAGGCTCCAACCAAGGGGCCACCAGTGTGGACATCTTGAAGGCCGCGCTGTTCACCACTCAACTTGAGCGCAACCCGTTCACAGCGACGGCCTACGAGATTACGCTTGCCTGCTCGGCTGCGTCCAACGGGGATCAGGTGCTTGGCTCTCTGGACTGGGAAGAGATTAGCCGATGACTGCCTCCTTCTACGACCTGACGCAATAAGATCATGGCACGACTGTTTACCGAACAAGAGTTTGATGACTCTGCCAATGAGGACTATCTGCGAAACATCGTGGGTGGAGGGGTTGCTCCCGCTCCTGTTCCTGCTCCTGCTTCTGCGCCAGACTATTCCGGCCTTCTGACCGGCTACTACCAAGACATCCTGGGCCGCGCCCCGGATCAGGGCGGTTTTGACTTCTGGATGAATGCTCTTCAGTCTGGAGATTACACACCAGAGTTTGTTAAGGGGCAGTTCCTTTCTTCGCCAGAGTATCAGGCGCTTGTCGCATCTCGCACAACCACGGCTGCGCCGACGACTACTACCGCGCCGACGACTACTCTCGCACCTATCATCACCACGGCTGCGCCGACGATTACTACCGCGCCGACGACTACTCTCGCACCTATCATCACCACGGCTGCGCCGACGACCACTATCGCGCCGACGACCACTATTGCGCCGACGACGACTGAGGCCCCGGTTACCACGGCTGCGCCGACAACCACGGCTGCGCCGACGACTACCGTGGCTCCGACGACTACCGTGGCTCCGACGACTACCGTGGCTCCGACGACTACTGCCGCACCGACGACCACGACTGCGCCCACTGCCAATACTCCAGGCGGCGCAGCCACAGCGTTTGCAAACAAACTCAGCAACATCTCTTCACCGTACGAACTTACGGATGAAGATCTAAAGTTTGGCGACTACACCGTCAACTACGACGCAAGTTACGACACATCTGGTAACTGGACCTATGGGAACATTACCGTCACTGCGCCGGAGGTAACCACCAGTAAGGGTGTCCCCGCCCAGGTTCTGTATGACTATGACAAGGGCGGCAACCTTCTTGGCTATCGCGTTGATTTCAGAACGGGTGGTGACAGCGGAGTAGTTGTCAACTTTAACCCTGACGGGTCTGTAACCAGTCAGAACAAGTACGACCGCTCCGAAGGCTGGCGTCCATTTGTAGGTTCTGCTCTTGCGCTGTTTGGCTCAGTCGCACTGCCCGGGCTTGCAAATGTTTTAGGGGGTGGCTTAACCGGCAGCGCACTTGCCGGTGGAATTCTGGGTGGTGCCGGTGCCGCTGTAGCCGGTGCTGAGGGCTCGGACATTCTTCGCGCTGCCGCTACTGGGGCCGCAGGTTCTGTTGCGGGCCAACTAGGAAATCAACTTGGTACTTCCGTAAGCCAAACAATTGGTGGCATTCCCGGAGACATAGTTGGTGGTGCGATCAAGGGGGGCATTCAGGCGCTCCCTGGGGCCATTGCAACCGGCGACATTGGTGCGGTTGGAACCGGTGCTTTGACTGGCGGCGTCACCGGAGGCGCAACGGCTGTGGGGAGCGCCCTGACACAAGGGCTCGGTATCACGCCCCAACAAGTCAATGCAGGCATAAATCTGGTCCGGGCTGTTGAGGCTGGTAACACCACGGCGGCAATCAACGCCGCAGCCGGATTGGTCAACAACCCCGACGTAACGGTAGCGGCTAAAGCCTACACCCTGATGCAAGCGGCGCAGGGGGGTAACCCCATAGCCATGTTTGCTGCGGCGCAGCAGTTGGCGAGTGCCATCAATGCGTCCCCCACATTCAGAACCGCCACCACGACGACTACTGCACCTACCGCAACCTCCGGGCTCGGCGCAACCCAGTCTGAGTTGGAGCAGATCGCCGCCGGGGCGGGTTCATTCCAGACCACACCGGGTGTGATGTCACAGGATGCCCTGGATTTGATTACCGCTGTTGAGGGTGGGGAAGGCGTCAAAGAAGCGTTTGTTGCCCCGGCAGTGGGACTTGCCGCATCCCCTGCGGCACAGCAGATTGCCCAACAACTTATTCAGCGTGCCCAGAATATGGCCGCAACCCCTGCGGGGCAGGAGGCACTTCGGCAGGCTGCAACATCCAGTACCGCAGTTCGGGATCTGCTAATCACGTCCGGCGTGTTTACTGCCGCAGGCATGGCGTCGTTCCTTCAAGGCGGCGCTATGGTGCCGCCCAACTTGCAAACGCAAACCCAGACGGGTACCGGTGCTGGCACCGGTGCAGTTATCCCCGGACAGGCTCAAGATGTAATAGACCTTGCCGCAGGGCGTGTCCCAGGCACTTCCACGGCAGTTACGCAACCCGGCACCTCCACGGCGGGTACCCAAACAGTCAACGTCACGGCACCTCGCGTGACCCCCGGCAGTACAACGGGCGATACGTTTACCCCTGAAGCCTGGGATTTGTTTACTGGTACAGGTACTGGCACAGGTCTGGCTACCTCTGACGCACAGCGCCTTGCGGATCGTCTTGGGATTTCCACGAACACCGCAAGTGCATTGTTGCAAGCCAATCCCGATTTGTTTGGTGATTTGATTGGTGGCACCACACTGGGTGCAACGCCGCTTGATTTAGACAAAATGAATTTGCGCGAACTGCGCATGTTGGAAAACGACCTCCTTCGGGGCGGTAGCACCGGTGCAGGGGAGGTTGACTTTAATGTCTATGGTGGTCGGGGCACCTCAAACCCAGTTATTGCTTTAGATTCCAACGGCAAAGAAATCCGACTTCAAGACTTTATTTCGATTGTTAACCAAGAACTTATAACTCGTGGGGTTACCTCAACCACCGTAGCGCCGACAACTACCGTAGCGCCGACAACCACGGCTGCGCCGACAACCACGGCTGCGCCGACAACCACGGCTGCGCCAACGACTACCGTAAGACCCACGACCACCGTAGCGCCGACAACCACGGCTGCGCCGACAACCACGGCTGCGCCGACAACCACCGTAGCGCCGACAACCACCGTAGCGCCGACAACCACCGTAGCGCCGACAACCACCGTAGCGCCGACAACCACCGTAGCGCCGACAACCACGGCTGCGCCGACAACCACGGCTGCGCCGACAACCACGGCTGCGCCGACAACCACCGTAGCGCCGACAACCACGGCTGCGCCGACAACCACGGCTGCGCCGACAACCACGGCTGCGCCGACAACCACCGTAGCGCCGACAACCACCGTAGCGC